GTCGGGGGTGAGTCGCGCTAAGTGGGGGGGGGTGTCCGGCCTTCACAAGGATTTCTATGTGTCCCATCCAGAACGGTGGTGCCCTACGCTCCCGTAGTAGTCGTTCCAGGGAGAACGGGTGACCGTATTGCTGCCGGCATCCAAGCCGATGTTCCAGGAGGCGGTTCGACTGAGTCGCCACGCCGGCCTGGTGTACGGGTTGCTGTGGGAGGCGGCCTGGCATGACAAGCGACCAGGGGGATGCGGGGGGACGACGGCGATCAGCCACCAGGTGATTGCGGAGAAGTGCTGGATTGGAAAGGCCCAGGTGATCAAGGCGGTCGACCAGCTGCTGGACGACGGTCTGATCACGTGCATGTGGCTGGAGTGGACGGGCAGCGGGAGCTGGAAGCGTCGCTACCGGGTGCTGCACAGCTCCCAGGTAGCTGGCCAGCGGGCCGCGATCGAGGTGATGGGCAAGAAGCCTTCGGAGAGGGCCAGGGCCATCCGTGAGCGGAAGGAAGCGCCGCGGCCTGAGGAGGTGCTGAAGGCGGACCCAGGGGGGCTGTCTGGCTATGAACCGCAGGGGTGGGAGGACGACATGTACGAGAAGGCCGCTGGTGGCACCCGTGTCATCCCCCAGTCGGCCATGCCTGAGGAGGCGTTGAGGTGGGAGCCAGAGACCCTGTGACCACCCAGGTCCTCCCCGACGGTTCCATCCGTGTCTGTCTGGTCCAGGAGGGGCGGGAAGCCTGCTGCACGGTCTCCTCGTGGCACCTGGTGGAGGGGAAGCGTCGGCAGCTGGAGGAGGCTCTACGCTTGGACTGCCAGCCGTGAGGGTGGGAACACTTCGTGGTTGTTGTGGGTTCATTGGAGCTGCTGGCAGGGAGATCACACGGGTCCTTGGGGCTGGTGGTCTCCTGTGTCTGGTCGTTCAGACTGGTCTGAGCTGTCTGACCCGCTGATGTATCTGTGCAACCACGTCCGCCTGGCCATCGGGTTGGAGGGCACTCCTGACCCACCCCTGGCCGTTGTGCAGGCCGCTGTGACCAAGAAGGGGTATGGGGGGTATGTCTGCCCTGACTTCGTGGCACCGGCACCTCCGCCGCCTCCGCCGCCGGCACCTGGGGCGAAGGCCAGTCGGTGACAGGCGAGTAGGATCCAGGCGATGGCGTAGGAGCTATCGGGAAGCCCTCGGCCTCGGTCGGGGGTTTCCTCTTGGCGTGGACTGTTCTTGCCTTCTGGATTACGGGGGCGTAGCGTCGAAGCTCCTACGTCAATCAGGAATGACGCGGCTCATCACCCAGCCGGAGCCCCAGGCTCTGACCTTCGTTCGCAAGACCATCAAGATCGCCGTCACCGAGGTCGACGGCTTCATGCTGCAGAACGGCCTTTTCTACCAGGGTCTTCGCAGCACTGGCCGAGCAATCAACCGGAACCACCAGCGGGTTGCGTTTGTCGTCTCACAGCTGAGCGCCGCCGGGGTAGATGCCTTGCGCGGCAGTGAGTCTCAAGGTTTTGCGCAGGCCAGCGCCGCCGGCAACGCCGATCCTGTCGTCAGGCTGTCCAACAGGCCGGAAACCCTGCTCAGCCTTTCACTTGCGTACAGGGTGTGGAGCTACGAGGCTCGCTACGCCGTTCGCGATGCTGCCAAGGTGAGCGCCGAGCCACGCAAGGCCGCGCAGCTCATGGCACAGGCAGAGGCCAGCCAAGAGGCGGCTTGGCAGCTGATCGACACCCTGGCCGGCGTGAGCCTTGAGCGCAGCTACCAGGAGGCATTTGGCGTTCAGGACAGCCGGAACCAGGAGGACCGCCTGCTGGATTACTTCATCACCCTCAACATCGGGAAGTACCGCAAGCTGTTCGACGACCAGTTCCAGCTTGAATTCAGGCGGGTTACCGGGCACGACATCAACAGCCCGTCGCGGCACGTCAAGTTCATCATCGCCAACTTTTTCTGGAACCGGCTTCCAGCCTCCGTCTACGAGGCGATCATGGACCTGAACCCGGTGGGGGATGATGGCCGCCGCCACTACAAGCACCACCAGCTGCTGTCTGACAACGCAAGGCTGGAGGTGGCGCTGCCGATCGTCTCTGCGCTCAAGGCGTTCATGGCCCAGGCTCCCGCCAACTGCGTGCGGTACGTCAACGAGCAGATGGACTTGATCCACCCAGCCCAGCGAGGTCCCAGGGCCAAGACCAGTCAGGCGCGGCACCTGCAGCGGTCGTTCTGCTGATCACCCATCGCCCCGGCCCAGCCGGGGCTTTTTAATGCACTGAGAAGTCGAGGAACAGATGCGTCACAGCTGGGAGCCCCTGCCCGAGCCGCTTGACCAGTACCCCTTCTTCCTGGCGTACTGCCTGAGAGAACTTGGGTTGGCGGAATACCCGACCACCCAGCAGATCGCAGTTGCCGACTGGATGGCCAATGGCCCCAACCGGCAGCTGACGATCGCTTTCCGTGGTCTGGGCAAGAGCCTGCTGGCCAGCCTCTACGCCCTGTACCGACTTCGCCAAGATCCGCAGGAGAAGGTCCTCGTGGTGTCCGCCACGTCGGTCAAGGCCACGGACTTCTCCAGCTTCGCGCTGAAGTGCATCAGCGAAATCGACATCCTCAACGTCCTCACGCCTGGCCTCAACAACCGATTCTCCGCCACGGCGTTTGATGTCGGCCCTGCGATTGTTGAGCAGAGCCCATCAATGCGATCCATGGGTGTCATGGGCTCAACTACAGGTCAGCGTTGCAGTTGTGCCATCCTGGATGATATTGAGACGGCACAAAATATCATAACCCAGCTGAAGCAGGAAAGGGTAGCTCACGCCGTCACCGAGATTGAATCAATCCTCAAGCCTGATGAGGGACAGCTATTTCCTCGCAAGGTGATGTATCTGGGGACGCCCCACACTGAGACCAGTATCTACCTGCGCCTGGTGCGTGAGCGTGGCTACTCACGAAGGTACTTCCCGGCCCTATTTCCTGACGAGCTGGACTGCTACGAGGACGACCTGGCCCCGGGCATCCTGGAGAGGCTTCGGGAGGAGCCTGACCTGGTCGGGAATCCAACTGACCCCGAGCGGTTCAGCCATGAGGACATCCTGCAGCGGCAGGCGTCCATGACTCGCTCCAGCTTCCTTCTCCAGTTCCAACTGAACTGCAGACTGGCGACGCTGGACAAGTACCCAATCCGGTTGGGGGATCTGGTCGTCATGGACATCGACGGCACGGCCCTGCCCGAGACTGTGGTCTGGTCGAACCAGCCCGACTGCCGACTGCAGGACTTGGTCTGCGTGGGCATGGGTTCAGATACCCACTACCACCGTCCGATCTTCCAGAACGGCTGGGTGTCCAGGAGCGAGACCTGGCGGTGCGTCATGGCCATTGACCCGTCAGGTCGAGGCGCCGACGAGCTGAGCTGGGCGGTCGTGGCCGAGCTGAACGGCAACCTGTTCCTGCTGGAGTCGGGCGGGTCAACGCTGGGCTACGCCGATGAAGTGCTGATGCACTTGGCCAAGGTGGCGAAGAAATGGCAGGTCAATTATGTAATCGCAGAAAATAATATGGGGGATGGTATGTTTACTGCTTTGCTCAAGCCGCATATGCTGCGAGAGCACGCAGTTACCATCGAGGAGGTTAGACATAGCCAGCGCAAAGAGGTGCGCCTATGTGACACCCTCGCCCCCCTGGTGCAGCAGCACCGCCTGGTCGTGACGACCCGTGTGATCAAGCAGGACTACCGGATGACCGACGAGGACCCCGAGCACGGGTACTCCCGCTCCCTGTTCTTCCAGCTGTCCCGCCTGACCAACGAGAAGGGCTGCCTCTCGCACGATGACCGGGCCGACTCGTTGGCCATCGCCTGCGCGTTCTTCGTGGAGGCCGCCGCCCAGGACCAGGACCGCGCCAAGCGAGCACGGGATGACCAGCTCCAGCAGGAGGCGTATGAGGCGTGGATGGATGAGACGGGGGCTGGTGTCGATGCGCTGGCCCTGGGGTGGCGTCCGAAGGCCACCGCCAAGGCCCACGGGGGCGTCAGCCGGCTACGGGTGGGCGCTTGAGCTCCACCACCTTGTCTGCCATCTGGCTAAAATCTAATTTATGGGAGATCTGCCGAAGTGTAGAACCCTCGGCAGATGTAGCTGTGACATTGTTGCTCTTCAAGAGATTCATTGCCTCTTGCC